AAAGTATTCTCCCATACCTACAAGCCTGTTTTCCTTAAAAAACTTTTCTTAATTATTATTTTAGTTTGTTAAGGGAATTTTAAGGAAATTGATAGCAAAAATATGGTATCGTTATTTCTGTTACTTTAGACCCTTACAAATTAGGGTTTGCAGTAATAGAAATAAAATAGAATTGAGGTAATAAGTATGAAAAAAAGCAGTATTATTCTAATTTTAATGCTGGTAACCATTTGCTCTGGTATAATGCCAATGCACATAAAGGCAGAAGAGCAAATCGATTATAACGCAATTTATAATCAAGCAATTAAAGAGGGAGTTATTAATCAACAGGAGTTAAGTTATGATGACTGGTTAAAGGAAAATAAAGAATTCAAAAAAGTATACGATGCCGGTATCGAGCAGAATGTTTTAGAGCCTTCGCTAAGCTATGCAGAATGGATTAAATTAAATAATTATGGTCAAGAACCTAAAGACGAAAATATCGATTTTACATCTTATACGTTAAGTGAACAATCTAACTCAAGCCCTGCTGTATCGCTACTATCAACAAAGAAAACAAGCGTTAAAGTTTCCCAACTATCTAGTTTTAAGGTTAAACCCGGAGATATATTCATAACAAATTCGACTTCTGCTGCTGGTATCTTAGGCCACTCTGCTATTGCTAATGGCTCCAATCACATTCTAGATATGCCTGGTTATGGAAACAAAAACGATAATAATAGACAACTAACTGTCTCACAATGGGTGTCTAAATATAATAAGGGTTGGATAAAGGTTTACAGATTAAAAAATAGTAGTTTAGCAGCTAAAGTAGCGAAATATGCTGATAGACATTATTGGTCTACTAAAGGAGCTGCTACAAAGAATATACATATTGCTTATAAATTAACGCCACATCTTTATAGTGTGTCACCTAGTTATTGTTCTAAGTTGGTTTATGATGCTTATTGGTATGGTTCTGGTTCAGCTAGTGTTTTGGTTAAACGTTCAGGGTATGTTATGCCTTATAATTTAATCAATAATGACTTCACATCAAAGTATAGACCATCTTTAGTACATAGATATTAAATTGGAGGAGCATAATATGAAAAAAATAGCTCTTGTTCTTTTAGCTCTAATCATTATTATCGGAGGCATCACCCTAATTGTTCATTTTAACAGTCGAAAAGTAGCTGAAGATAAGATCGACCAGTATATTGCTGATTATGGTATTCCCAAAAAAGAGATTAAATCAGAGGATTACCCTATGTTTAATTCTTTGAGCGCACCTAAAGGATTCTTTAAAACTGTTTATGTAAAGAACGAAACTGACAAAAACAACTATTACATTTTTCACTACGATCCTTCTAACAAAAAAGTTACGTTTTCAGGTGTTGTGGATGGAAATGAAGTATCAATCAATGATAAATTAGTTAAAAAACTGAAGTATCAACCTTCTGATAAGGTACTGAATCAAAAATAAAAAAAGCCCTCGCTTGAGGGCTTTTTTTATTTCAATAATGCTTCAAGTTTCACTCGAGTCTTAGGTCCATAAATCCCATCAGCAGAAAGCCCATGCATCAACTGAAATCGTTTAACCGCGTTCGCCGTTTTCGGACCATAAAAGCCGTCTATGCCGTTATTTTCCGCTCCTTTATCCGGGTAGAAATAAAGAGCCGCTAGAGCTTTCTGAATCTGCGTGACAGACACGCCTCTCATCATTGGGTTCTTCACTTTAAAAATACCGGAAGGCAGCGCATATGACGTTTTTTTGCTGCTTAATTTTGTTGTTTTCTTTTTAGCTGTACTTGTTTTACTTGTGCTTGTTTTCCCACCTAGCGCTTTCAATTCTTTTTCAATGGCAGCCTTAACCTCGTCCCATCTTCTTTCTGACAAAATACGGTGCGGGCAATACTTGCCGTTCCAGTCTTGGTGCTTGCGGACTCGATCAACACCCCATCCGCGTTCTTTAAGTAGTTGCGCTACAAACTTAATAGCGAGTTTTTCCGCTGCCTTATATCGTGCCCCTCCTGATTTGCTATAACAAATTTCGACACCAATCGACTTACGATTCCCTGTACCGTTTGTTCCATCTCCTGTGTGCCAAGCGTTACGATTAGTTGGAATCCCTTGAATGACTTGTTTATCGTCTACTGCAAAGTGAAAACTCGTTGAGCTAGAGTTATTCTTCATGTAAGAAATCTCATTGGCTGCTGAAGCATCATTCGCAGTGTTATGGATAGTGATATACTCAGCTTTCATTGGATTAGGACATTTCAATCCATACTTTGATTTAGAGACTAGATTCTTTACAACTTTAATGGCCATATACCCTCTCTCCTTCTGTCAGTAAGATAAAAAAAGCCACTGACTTAGCCAGCAGCTTTGTCTGCGTTATTCTTACTCTGTTCTTTTTCGTTCTCAATTGTTTGTAATCGATCTGTTATTGATGATGGTATTTTAACACCGATCTGTGCTAAGTTTTCAGTTATTGACAAACCTTCATTAGCGATATAAAAAAGAACGGTACCAAAGGTTAAGACACCGTTCAAATTGAGTACTGTATCAATCACGTTTGCTAAAATGACCGCAAAGAAATTGAGTAGCTTGCGGACATAGCCAAACCATGCGCTTCGGCTTCGCAGTTTTTTGAATTTCCATGCCTTGATTACTCCTGTTAAAACGTCAATTATGCTAAGTACTAGAAGTAAATCAAGGTACTTCACCCCTCCAAATAAATATACTCTTGCTAAATCTAATGTTTCAAAATTGATAAACAAACTTGTCTCCTCCATTTCTAATCACCTCCTCCGAGGCAAATAAAAAAGGACAGCCGGATCTTATGAGACGGCCGTCCCTCTAACTGAAAAGTTTCCATTTGTTAAAGCTGTAAGCTCCATAACAATTTCTTTAAAGCCAGTAATGTTAAAAGACCAAGCTTCTGATTTCCCTTTGGTGCTAGTGGCAAATGTTCCGTCATCTACTTTCTGCCCTCTAAGGGCTCTTTTTGTTCCCGATAAGGATTTACCCCAGAACTTCAATTCACTTGTCTCAGCCGTCCCATAAACCTCAATGAGTAACGTTTTGAATGATCCAACGGTGAATGGGTTACCCTCACCTATGGTTTCTGTTTTATCGTGAAAGACAATATCCATTGTTTTTGCTTGAGTGTCTAATGAGCTAAGGTTCAAGCCTTCAGTTTGAACTTTTAAACGACCATCATTAGTTAAACCGCTTTTATCTAACTGGACTGACAACGGAGCAACTGCTGTAATAGGAACAGCTTGGTTTATGTTTATATCCTCTTCACCTGCGCCCAGTGACTGGTACAGTAAAAATTCAGATTGCTGTAGGTTACCATTTGCGTATCTGAAACGGAAATAGCGTTTAGTTAAATGAATCCATTCAGTCTCGCCAAGCGTATTTGCTTTAACTACCAATGAAGAGACAGTGGTCCCTGTATTCATATCATTACTTTCTTCGATGAATAAGGTTCCTTCACGATCAGAATAAGCGTGACCTTTTACTTTTGAAATTAAAACCTGACCTAATCGATCTTGTCCATATTGCGTGTATACTTCAGTGGCTTTTAAAACTGCGTTCGTCAGCAGCTCTGAATTACCGGAGATTGTAGCTACCGGCACAACAAAATCTCTGTTTCCTTCTCTATATGGCTTGGCTGCCCCCGGCTTACCGGTTGCATCTGTTGGAAACTGAAAACTATATGATACCATTAAAAATCCTCCTTGCTATTGTAGATCATTAGTGATGAGCATGGATTTACAATGGAACCACCCCCTTTAAGGCAAAATAAAAAAGCCCTAAATGGCTTCTCCTGTGATCTCTCTATAATGTTCAGCTGTAATGAGTTTTTTCTCTACCCCTTTTTGTAAATCCTCAGTCGAGCAATCTTTATAATGAATTGCCTGTTTCACCATTTCAGAAGAAGCCCAGTTATAATGCAAAGCCAGCACCCAATAATTCATGAATCTTTCCCTCCTTGTAGAGTAAGCAGTTGCAACTTTATTTTTGAGAGCTCGCTTCCCAAAGTTTGGTTTAATTCTTCAAGCTGTTTACGAGCTAGCTTCTCCTGAGATAACTCTTTCGCGAGTAGATCCACTTGAACTGGTGGTTCATATGCAGATGTATTCTGAAGCTCTTCCCACCAAGATTTTAACTCTGCTTCAGTTGGTATAGGTGCCCTAATATTCCACTCTGCTATATATGAAGGAGTTCCATCACCATTATTCTGGACAATAAAATCCTTTGTGGGATCAGCTGTTGGGTATTTAAAAAGAATAGCTTCGCCTATATTCATCGTTACCTCCTAAAATCTTGGATAGTTTCGGCCTCCAAGTTCTTGTATATCAAAAAAGTTAAATACGCCGTTTTTATCATCTACTGCTCTTTTCAGAATTTCGTCTCCTCCATAATTACAATAGCACCAGATTTCAATGTAATCCCCTTTATTCATGGGTACAGTCGCATTGCCGTTTAGACCAAGATTCATCCCATTTTCCTTTTCTTGAAAGTCTCCTCTTACATGATGCAGTGTTTTATACGCTTTTCCATTTAGGTAAACTTTCAAATGAAAGTTAATATAAGATGTGTAGTTTAAGGTGTATATACTTGCACCGATTAAGTACATTCCATCATTCGGAGCAATAAATCGATTGTTTTTAGTATCAAATGCATTATGGCTATCTTTTATGACCCTGTTAAATGCAATTTTAGTGTGATCAATTTTTTTCAAATATTGAACCCAGTAGTTCCAATATTCGCATGAGCAAAACCTGATATCTTTTGCCAAGGAGTCCAGCCTGAACCACTCCACCAGTGTCTAATCCAAACTCCTGTACTGTCGTAGTAAGTCCCAGACTCATTTCCTGTCCCATAAAAGTATTGCGTAAATCGGTAATTATTATATTTTTCATTTTTGACAATGCCATAACCTAAAGGGTAGCCAGTAGTATTGCCCTGACCAATGTCCATTAAGGTCAGTCCTAACGGATATTCTTCCCCTCCTGTTCTTGCATCTTGAATAGCATTGTCTCCAGTAATTAACGTCAGATTGTTATTTTTGTAGTTGGTATCCACGTAATGTTTTGCATCCGATAAAGCCTTATCCGCTTTTTCCTGAGCTCCGGCAGTTGTTTCTTTTGCATTCCAATTCTCCCGCTCTACTGGTGTTATGTGCCGTTGTGAATCATTAAGATGCTCTTCAAATTCTTTTTTCGAAGCTTGCTGTACATTATCAACGTTCCCTAGCCCGATTTGCGCCTTTGTTGTATTGTGAGGGTTGTTCATGTCATTTTTATGTACAGCTAAATCTTTATGCGCGTCTTGAATACCTTTCTCCCAACGGTTCACATCATCTTCATTAATCGGATCGTCCGGGAGCCAATCTGTTTTTGCATCATAAGCCATTGTTACACCACCTCAAAAGTAATTCTAAAATCTAGCGTTCTGTTATTACTGACGTCTAAATCTGTTGTTCTTTCCGTAATTACGTTGTTTTGTTCATCAAGGATCTGCACACTCTTAATATGCTTGATATCTTCCTCTCGTTGAGTAAGCACCGTGACAACGGCACCCTGAATGGTGAGTTCCGCAATTTTTGTTTCATTTCCATTCAGCAGCACTTTCGATATTCTACTTTTCAAATCTGCAGCTGTACGCTCTCTATAAACTTGCGTAATCATGGTAAAACCACCTCGTTATTATTGAGCGTGACGGAATAACCCACCATCAGCTCACTTACCTTTCGATATCGTCTGTTATTCAAAATAACAGTATCTTTTATCTGGAGTGGCTCATTTAAAGCAGCTCGCAAGGTATATGCCAAATGAGCTGGCTTCATATTCTCCAGTGTTTCTATGAGCTCGCTCATATGCTGCATATCATCTATATCAATATCAACATTAAAGCGGTACTCACCGGGAAGCAGCCGGACCTGAGCAGACGGATTCTTTAGAAACCGGTTCAATGCCTGTTCAATAGCTTTATACGTTGCCGGCGGGATATTGGACATTTTTGAGATAAGACGCAGCCGGCGGATCTCATACGTATCACCGGACTCTCTCGGAACGTTCAATATTTTTTCCCAACGTTCAAGCCCCCAGGTTGCTGTTGTGACAAATAGCTGATCTGTCAGATCAAAGATGCCGTTATTTTGCTTTTCAAATTCTGGAGCTTCTGCCTGAAGAAGTTCAGCCATTTCCTTTAACTTGGTAAGGAACGGCGGCAGGTAAGCGGTCATTTCATCGAGTTTGCTCAATGATTGTCACCTTCCCAAGCTTAGGAATTTCTACGTCACTAAGAATTAAATTTTCAGCCATGCCGTTGATTTTGATATCTGCATAATCACTTACTGAGGGTGAATTATAAACAATATTATTGATCTGCGATAAGCGGATGACATTATCTTCGAACGCCATCTTTTTAAAGAGATTTAATACACCTGATTCGATTTCTTTCTTCACCTGATCAATAGAGCTATTGACCTCGGGAAGCACCTCTGCTGATATCTCAATCTCTTTCCAAACAGCACTCTCCACCATGACAAAGGCACCTATTGGCGCTTGTCCCTCGCCTTGTCCGGGTTCAGGGTCAATATAGTTTTTAACCTTAGAAATCAATATATCGGAAGCTCCAAGTTAGCATTGGTCACAACAATTTTGACTGTGCCGTCCCCGTTCCAAAGCGGAAAGATCTTTGCCTTCCCTACTCCGTCAACTTCTTCCGCCCACTGTTTATAATGCTCTTTATTTGCACTGACAGCTTCCCGACGAACGCGGGTAAAATATCTAGCTCTTAAACTGTCATCATCCTCTTCTTCACGACCGGGAATCAGAATCTCTTTCACAATAGCCTTTTGAAGCCCAGGTATAGTGTCTAATGACAATAGATTCTGACCGGATATGTTTGCGTTCCCTGCTTCTCCAGCTGTTTCACATTCCAACGTCCCGTCAGCTGTGTATTGAAAATACAAGTTATCTACAAAAAAGCGGGAACCCACTGGAATGGTTACTCCTTCAGTAAACTCCGCTGCCCGGACTGCTTTCGTGGCAGCCGTTCGCTCAATGCCGGCTTCAGTAGCCCGACGATCTAAAAATTCCCCTTGTGCTGTGTCCGAGAAGACAAGTTCCAGCACAGTATCGAGCCAAATATAAGACTTGGCCAATTCTGCGGCTGCAGAAGCTAACGCGTTATAAATCACGCTTCCTTCCCTTGTATCAATGTCCGCTGAAATTCTGTTCAGCATCCGGTCCATAATTTCTTCAAAAGTTTGATCTTCAAACATCTTCACCAAGCACCTCCTCGATCTCCAGTTTTCCCTCGTCCGTTTCGACTGTAAAGGAAACATGGAACGAATCACCTTGTTTTTCTATTTCAAAATCTGATACAGAGGAAACACGATCGTCATAGATCAGCACTTCCTCTATTAGCCGCGGAATCTCCATTTTCTTATATGCGTCTGTTGTTTCATTATCTGCCAAGATGTCTTGAAGCTCATTTCCAATGTCATGGCTGAAAACAGAATAGGCGTATCGTTCAGTATGAAGGGATAAATATACAAACTGCCTGATTGCTTCAAGGCCTGTAATCATTTCATTTGTGATACGGCCATTTTCAAAATCTATTTTGTAAGTTTGCGAGGTCTCTATGACTTCGCTGTCATCTTCAATATCATCAAATTCAATTTCTGGCGAAAGGGCCAACTCAAGCACCCCCTATATTTTGTCGAGAATAAAAAATGATTGTCCGCCTTTTAAGGAGACAACCATCACATTCTCACCCATCTTTAGTTCTTCATCTCCTCCAGCGCGCAGCCGCTTAGGAATAATAATCAAATCAGACGGAATAATTAGCTTTTCATTTTCATTGAGTTTAATTTCAACAGGAGAAACGGAAACCACTTCAGCCGGCATAATATCCACCGGTGACTCAGAATCAACTGCACCGACAGCCAAATGTTTGATTGCTTCACTTAATCTCATGAGGAAACACCATCCGGAATAGAGTTTTTCTCCACAACATCAATGGTCATCGTATGCGTGGATCCTTTAAATTCATGTTTGTCTGTATCGATCCAGTATGTTTTCTTAATCCCGACTTCCGGAATTGAGATATAGACAGGCAAGCCGCTCTGAAGATCCGGAATTCCGATCGCCTGAATACTTTTGAGTTCTTTTTTGACGCCTTTTTTCTGCGCCTGTTTGACTTTCGCACGCTGCTGAAGCTGTGCTTGGTTAATGTTACCTGATATTGTTTCTACATACTGAAGCACGCCGTATTTGCTGATACCCGTGTTGTCTCTTGCGGTAGCAGTATAAGTTTTATTGTCTTTCTGACGCCGCAGCTTTACTCTTGTGGCTGTGTCATTAATGGAAGTGCTGTATTGATAGCCGGTGATGTTTACCCCTGTTTCCAATACCCATATTTCCGTAGGATCCGGCCAAGCTCGCAGGCCAAGCTTCCCCTTCGCCGAATATAATTGATAATTCCTTCCGGTTTGGCTCTTCGTTTGTTTCAAGGCTTTCAGAATCATGTCATAAAGGCTCGTATCATCTTTAAACACTAATGATTTAATGGTGTAACCCGTATTTGCAATGGACGTCGTCGGGATCTGAAAATCCCTCGCCAATCGTTTTATAATCTCGTCTGCACGCTTATTGGAGAACACATAAGCATCTTTGTTCTTAACCAGATATTGCAGCATGTCATAAGCCGTAAAGGTCAGCCCATGTTCTTCCGGATTGCGAGAAAACACAATACCTCGAAACAGCTCTTTCCCTTTCCACTTAAACAGAACCGTATCTCCTTCTGATACGCTGTAATATGAATGGGTTCCTTGTTTCGTTATGATCTTTGCTGTGATTGATCGCGGCGCCTGATACCGTTGTCCTTCGAGTGAAACACTTTCAGTTACCAGCTCAAGCCATTCCGTTTCTTTAATGACGAAAAGTTCTATCATGTCATCACCTGCTTACTGCGGTATCTTTAATTTTTGCCCAGGAAAGATCCAGTGCCCTGGCTGCCTGATATTCCGTTTGCTTCGTTTGATCATAGCCTTTTTATTGACGTTCCAGATCTTGCGCCATTTTGTGCTGTCTCCATAAAATTTGCCGGCAAGGTCCCACAGTGTATCGCCTTTCTTAACGGTGTACGTTTTAGGAGAAGCCTTCGACGGACGTTTCTTCTTCGTCTTTTTCTTCTGCTTGATCTTCCGCGGCGAAGCAGTTTTGTATTCCTTCAGCTTTATTTCATAATCACGATCACCTATATCTTTTTGGCCCTCGCTATAAGAAAAAACCTCGATACTGCAAGTTAAATTAATTTTCGTTCCAGTAATTAAGAATTGAACCGGCTTTTTAGATTTCACCCATTTCTCGACCTTTGCAATAGCATTTTCAGGAGAAGGAAATCCTTTATACTCAGCAAGCGGGCTATGTTTCTTTGGAAAAAAAGAAGAGAACGAAATTTCTTTCGCTCCCGGTTTATCAATAAAAGTGATCTCCCCAAAACTAGCCACTTTTACTGATTCATTTTGAATTGTGTTTGAAATATCAATTTGTTCAGGAAGGACAGGAAGCCGCAGCTTATCCTTCCCTTGTGAAATCCAGAATTCATATATGGATTTAGTCAAAAGCAACGACTCCCTTCGTTCCAATGTTAATATCTTGTTCAAGCTCATCGACAAGGGCCTGCTTAATCTTAGCTATAAGACTGTTCATGTCTTGGTCATTGTGAAAATGCTGATCGCCATTAAACTGAATAATAACCTCTTTACCTCCTGATGCTGTAACAGTTGTTTGCTGACTACTTGTTGTAGCTGCTGTTACCTGACCGGAAGATAGTTCAGTTTGACCTTTTTGAGATGGGTCTGTGACTTCCATTCCGAGTGCCTTAGCTGCTTGGGCTAATAAATAACGTCCACGGATGCCTCGCTCCTCCGGAATGATCCATTCCCTTTTGTTTCCTTCACCGACACGTGCAATCTGCTCTTTGGTAATAAGTCCGCCGTTAGCGTAGCCAACATATGGACCTCCGTGCCTCATGCTTCTAATGCCTGGTACATTATTAATTGATCCATATCTGCTTTTGATATAACCAATCGCAGCAGCAGCGTTGTGTATCGGGTTAAGAATGTTATTCATGCCTGGCAATTTGTGTGCGTTGAAGGTACTTGGGATTGTCTGCATGAGCCCCTGAGATGGATGTCCTGCTTTCGCATTACTATCCCATAAGTTGATTGCCTTCGGATTACCGCCTGACTCATGCTGAGCAATTGTCATCAGCCCTGGGAGCCAGCTCACCGGCGTCTTTGTAGCCATGATAGCAGCCATAAGCCATTGCTTCACATTTCCGCTTACTGCTCCCATTCCGGAATAAGCAGCAGCTAGTGAGCCTGCTTGTTTTTCAGCAAACTTTTTCACATCAACTGAATCCAGACCTTTTACAATACCTATAGAGGCAAAACGCCAAGACTCATCATGACACGGGAAGGTGAATGAATATCCAGCTCTTCACGAAATGCCTTCTCAACTTTTTTCGCCAGTTCCTTGGCAGCCTCATTGACTTCACTTGCCTTAGAAGTCATGCCTGAAACAAAATTCCCGATCATACTGCTTCCCCATCCGTTTGATGATTCTTTAGATCGGATAAACGGCTTGTTAATATGAGTGCTGACGTATTGATCAGTACCAGTTTGTGAACTATTTTGTCCGGAAGCACCGTTCTGCTTCCCTAAGAAAACATACTGGATTGATACAGATAAACACGAATTTAAAGGATCGACACACACGATGACTACGGACATTTCGGCGGCGTATCGGCATAAAGTGAACTAATTTATTAATGTTCAACAACAGAATTTCGTCTAGTGGCAATAAAGAATCCACAAATCATTGCAAGAATGGCCATCGCCCACCAGAACGTTGAGATCGCCTGATCATGATCGATGATAATCAAACGAATGACAGCTGTGATGCCAATATAAATGAAGTAGCGAAGCGGAAAATGAAAGTCTGATTTGAAGTATTTGATAATCAAAGCAATGAACTCAAAGTACATGAAGAATATAAGCAGTTCTCCAAGCATCTCATAATAGCTGTCCACTTTGTTGAACAGTGACTTGTATACGAATTGCACAATGTACCATGTCTCGCTGATCAGAAGTGCGCTTAAGGCTAACGCCAGGAAGAACAGACAGACATTGAGAAGCGCTTGTAACAGGTAAGGCACCTTTTTGAATTTGTTGGAAAATCTCATCATGTTGTCTCCTATTTCAATATATTCGTGGTTTTTATTCTCAGCCTACATCTTGGTGTTCCAAAATCGTAGCACAATGTAGTACTTAGAATTCTTTTGTATACTGTGAAACTGTCCCTGCATGCGGGACATCATTCGTGCAATGCTTCTTTCACCGAGTCCGTTGCTTTCCGGTATTATATCCGCAAGTTTAATCGTATTGCTAACATGGATCTCAAATATCTCTTGATCCGATACAAACGTGATGCTGATTTCTTCTTCCGGATCTGCATATTTAAATAAGTTTGACATCACATTATCAAATACACGACAAAGCTCCTCCAAATTCACGTTAATATAGGTTTCCGGCAGCTCGCCTGAAATATGGACCCGAAAATGCTTCTGATGAAGGATAGCAACTTGATCTGATATTAGATCGTAGATCACTTCTTTCACTGCAACGGTCTCCAGATCGGCCTCATATTCCTTATCCAGCAGGAAATACGCAAACAGATTGTCAGACAAGCTTTTTAATTGCAGTGCTTTACCATAAGCATTGGCTACATACCGATCTTTGCTGGTACCCGCTTCGCCTCCCTCTTTTTTGGCAAACTCCAGATTCATGATCAGCGACGTCAGCGGTGTGCGCATATCGTGCGACATTTCGGTAACCAGGCTGCGGCTCTCAGCTTGCAATTCCTCGATAGCTTTAAGTTTGTCCAGGAAAGCTTTCCGCAGATCCTCAATGCTCTTTGCAATCATCGCTAATTCATCATGCCCTTTTATCGTCATCTCGTAGTCTAGCTCGCCCCCTTCAAGAATATGAATCTCTTGGTGAATCGTTTTAAGGTAGCGAAGACTTTGGCGAATGCCGAAGAGAACAATGATTAAAAAGATGAGGGTTGCCCCGAGCAACTCCAATGTAAAGGCCAGATCATAATATCTGGAAGAGTAGAAACCGTCGATAATGACTCGTCCTTCACCATCGCTAAACTTGACAGGATGTGAATGATTTTGAGCGTACTGAGTCAGCTTTTCCTTTCCATAATCCGATTCAGAATAAATGGAATCATATTGCAGCTCCTGATCCTTGAATATGGTGAGGTTAATGTAATTTTCTTTTTTGACCCACTCGCCAAACGCTTTTCTATCTGATGTAGACAACTCATTTTCTGAAACGTACTTGCTGAATTTTTGAATGTATCTTGCTGACTCCTCGTGATAATACTCATCCGAACTCAGATATCCCTCGATCAGATCATCTGTAATCTTTTGCAACGTCAGAAAGATCACACCACTCACAATCGCAGCAACCATGATCAGCAAAGCCAGTTTTTTGGTTAGCGTAAATTTACGATGCGCCAAATCGATATCCTCTTCCCCATTCAGTTCTTATATAAACCGGACGTGCCGGATCATCCTCAATTTTGGAGCGCAGCTTCCGAATATGCACCATCACCGTATTGTTGGAACAGTAAAAGTAAGGCTGTCCCCACACACTCTCATATATATTTTGGGCAGAAAATATTTTGTTGCGTTTGCTCATCAGAAGTTTCAGGATACGATACTCCAGATCTGACAACTTGATTTGCTGCTCCTCTTTCCAGACC